TGCGTGATACAAAATGTTTACATGGTTTGGTATCTGAAGCAAAAGCAAAAGATGGTCAAAACACATTATTACAGAAACAGTTTCCTGGTGGTACGTTAGGACTAGTAGGAGCTAACTCACCTAGAGGTTTTCGTAGAGTTAGTAGACGTATTGTTCTTTTTGATGAGGTTGATGGCTATCCTGTAGGTGGAGCGGGTACAGAAGGAGATCAGATAAAGCTAGGTATAAGAAGAACAGAATATTACTGGAATAGAAAGATAGTCGCAGGGTCTACACCTACTGTTCAAGACTTTTCACGTATAGAAAAGCTATTTAGCGAGTCAGATCAGCGAAGATACTTTGTTCCATGTCCAGAATGCGGTGAAATGCAGTATTTTGTCTGGAATAACATAAAATGGCAAGGAAATGACCTAAATACAGCCTCATATTGCTGTAAATCGTGCGGTGTTTTTATACCACACAGCAAAAAACGATGGATGGTGGAAAGAGGAGAATGGCGAGCTACTGCTGAAGGTAATGGTAAACACGTTGGATTTCATATATGGGCTGGTTATTCTTATTCGCCAAATGCTTCATGGGCTAATCTTGCAGAAGAATGGCTTGCGTCTAAGGATAATCCAGAACAGTTACGCACGTTTATTAATACTGTTTTAGGAGAGGTTTGGCAAGATGAATACGAATCAAAAGTAGGTGCTAATGCATTAATGGAAAAAGCAGCTAATGAAGATTATGAAAAAGGTGTACCGCCAGAAGAAGTGTTAGTAATCTTAGCTGGTATCGATACACAAGATGACAGACTTAGTTTGTCTGTTTGGGGGGCTGGTAGAAATGAAGAGTTTTTCTTATTAGATAGAGTAAAAATATACGGTTCGCCATCAAGACCAGATGTATGGCAACAGCTAGATGAAATATTACAGACACCATATACAAATGTAAATGGAATAAAAATGCGTATCGAAGTCGCTGCTATAGATACTGGTGGCCACTTCACTGATGAAGTCTATAATTATGTAAGAGAAAGAACTAAATTAGGGATGATAGCAATAAAAGGTATAGGGAAACTACGCAATGATGCATTTTTAAGTAAGCCAAACAAAATAGACTATGGATCTACAGGTAAAACAAGAAGAGGTAGCGTAATGTTATTTTCTGTTGCTGTTAATAAAATAAAAACTCAGATGCATAGAAGATTAAAAGAAGCAGAGCCAGGTAAAGGTGCTTTGCATTTTTATCCGACCATAACCTCTGATTATTTTGAAGAACTAACAGCAGAAAGAGAAATAAGAAAACAACGTAATGGATATCAGTTTGACAGGGTATGGGTAAAGAAAAGTGGTGTTAGAAACGAGGCGTTAGATGAGATGGTTTATGCGTATGCAGCATTACATCGTTTGTATCAATTGTATGACCGCAGAACATTATGGAATCAGTTAGAAAAGCGATATCAAAATCAAAATAGTGATTCTAAGGCAAATAGAGGTAGAATAAGACCAAAGAATGTACAATCTGATTATGTTACTAACTGGTAGAGGTCATTATGTGGGTATCTGATCTTCCATCTGTAATAAGTGCAGGTGAAACTGTTAAGTGGAGAGATGAGGCAACAACTGTGCCTTTTAATCAAAATGCTACAAGTACTGATTGGACACTTACATATTATTTAAGAACTAATTCATTTGGTCAAGGACATACAAGTGTTGGTAGTTCATATAACACAGGATGGGAGTTTACTATTACTGCAACAGATAGTGCTGAATTTAATTCAGGTGATTGGTATTGGTGTGCAATTGTTTCTAAGTCAGGAGAAAAATTTAAGTTAGGACAAGGTAGTCTTACAGTAAAACAGCAGCTTGAATATACTGGTACACCAAATGGTATTGATTACAGAACTACCGCTGAAACAGATTTAGCAAATATTTCTGCTGCTATACGAGCTATTGTTTCTGACAAGGCAAAAGAATACACTATAGGAGACAGAACTTTCAAGCGTCTTGATTTACCTGTGTTAATAGCTAGAGAAAGTCAGTTAAAAAGTATTGTTAAAAGTGAGCAGCGTGCTTCACTAATAGCACAGGGGTTAGGTGATCCCAAAAATCTTTATGTCCGTTTTTAGGAGGAGAAATGGGTTTAGTTAACGCATGGAAAGGCTTTTTTACGTCAAATCAAGACATATTTGAGCAAAAAACTGTAAAAAAACGCAGAAGGTCATATACAGGGGCAAGAATTGATCGTAATACTGCTTCATGGGTAACAAACCAAACATCTGCTGATCAAGAATGGAAACAAGGTATAACTAGACTGCGATCAAGAGTTCATGATCTTGTTCGTAATAATAATTATGCATCACAAGCAATTAGATATTCAACAAATCAAATAGTTGGTACTGGTGTACGATTACAAGCACAAATAAGAAAACAAAGAAATAATGAATTATATACAAAATTAAATGAACAAATAGAAGGCCAATGGTCAATGTGGGGTAGAAAAGATAGTTGTGATGTAAGAGGTGTTTTATGTTTTTCTGAGTTAGAAAGATTAGCTGTAAGGTCAATGATAGAAAGTGGTGAAAGTTTTATAATTATGCATCGAAGACAGTTTGGTAGAAGTAAAGTTCCATTTGCATTAGAGGTAATAGAAGCTGATCAATTAGACGAGGATTATAAAGGTAAATTATCTAATCCAAAAAATGTATGGCGTTTAGGAATAGAAATGGACAGATTTCAACGTGCTGTTAACTATGCTTTTCTTACAAAACACCCAGGTGATAGTAATTTTTCTGCACCTATTGGTCAAAAACAACATATTATTGTTCCAGCAATGGATGTAATACATTTATTCATGCCACAAAGACCAGGTCAACATCGTGGTATACCTTTTTTAGCATCTGCTATAAGTCATTTACATCAATTAGATGGATATATAGAAGCGAGCCTAATTAGGTGTCGTGCAAGTAGTGCTTTAATGGGTTTTATTAGTACACCAGAAGGTGAGTTAGATGCAGGTGGTGAAGTGTATGACTATGACAGAGTAACTAGCTTTGAACCTGGTCAATTTAAGTATTTAGAGCCAGGTGCAAATGTAACTATTCCAGACATGGATAGCCCTAATGGAGAGTTTGATCCTTTTGTTCGTACAATGCTACGCAGTATGGCTAGTGGCCTAGGTTGTAGTTTTGAGGCGATTAGTTCTGACTACAGCCAAAGCAACTACAGTTCTAGTCGTTTAGCAATGATTCAAGATAGAGATCATTGGCGATCAATACAGCAGATGCTAAAAGAAAACTTTTATCAGCCAATATATGAGGCATGGTTAGAAATGGCTGTTATGAATAATGCATTACAGCTTCCAACATATGAAACAGAACCAGAAAGATACCAAAAGGTTAGATGGGTATGTAGAGGATATAGCTATGTTGATCCAGAAAAAGAAGTAAAAGCACAACGTGATGCTATTAGGTCAGGTTTAAAAACAATGTCTGAATGCATAGCTGAAAATGGTGGCGATGTAGAAGAACTTCTTGTACAAAGACAATCTGAATTAGCAAAATTAGATGAAATGAATATAGTGACTGATTCTGATCCAAGTGCTACAACACAATCAGGTGGTTCACAATTTAAACCTGTTGGTAGTATTGATCCATTTGGTGATACTTTAGAACCAACAGGCGAGGATGCCGAAAACGTATCGGAGGAAGCAAGTGGCAACTATTAATGGTACGGAGATAGATTTAACGCCAACTGCTGGCATGAAAAAAGAGGCACAGAGATATAGAGATTGGAAATCAGAAGGTAGAGCAGGTGGCACAGATGTTGCAAGAAGAAGAGCAACACAAATCCTAAGTGGTAGTGAATTAAGTCCACAGGTTGTAGTTGAAATGTCTGCATGGTTTGCAAGACATGAAGTAGATAAACAGGCAGAAGGATTTAGTCCTGGTGAGGATGGCTATCCGTCAAAAGGTCGTGTAGCATGGGCGGCATGGGGCGGTGATGCTGGAAAAAGTTTTTCAGATCCTAAATCCGCTAGAATAAAGGAGTTACGTTCTATGCCTGTGACTAAAACTAAAAAACGAGCAGCACCAGATGCTCTTGAAGTTGGTGATTTTGTAAGTTGGAATACTTCTGGCGGTAGAGCTAGAGGTAAGATTACAAGGATTGTTAGAGATGGTCAGATTGATGTGCCAAGCTCTGAGTTC